AACCAGAGGCAACGGTCTCTAGCTTTTGGAGTTGTTTGATCTCTTTGGCTACGGCAGCATCCAGTTGGGCAGTCTGGGCGCCCATTACGACATCGATGTTTTCGATCACACTCATAGGCTATTTCCTTTTCGACATAACTTTATGAATGTGTTTCGAAACGATGGAGTTGAATAGGTTGACCGCTCCAGCCGCACCGCTTTTCGCTGCTCGCCGTAGAAAGTCTTTTGCGGGGACTCTTGGGCGTTGATCGGTCGCTGTGGCGGCCGATGAAGCTCTGGTCAATCGCTTGCCTGGTCGCCAGCCGAACTCTTGGAACGCACCGTAGAAAGATCGGCCTGTAAACTGTGTGTCTTTGTTCGAGATCGTGACGCGTGCCCCGATACGCTTGCGTGATCGTGTTAATGACCTTACTCGAATCGATCGCCGTAGCCTGCCCGTTCTTCTAGGGGCTAGATCCTGGGCCATGCGTTGTATCGGCTTGAGGGCTTCGCGCGATGCGCCTCGGATGACTGCTTTCGATTCTTTATCGGTGAGGCCCGCGAGCTTTTTGCGTAGCTCGGATTCGCCGATGAGTAGGATTGTTATTTTCTTGGGCATAAAAAAACCAACCGGGGCTAGCGCCCATCGGCTCATAAAAAAACCCGCCCGAGGTCGGACGGGCTTACTGCTGGATTTATACGGAAGTTACCGTGGTTTAGTGAGTTCTGCTATAAAGTGGCGAGGGTCTGCTCTACTCGCCGTTAATCACTCGAAGTGTTCGCAACGCGGCTTCGGTAGATCCACTGACGATCTGTAGGAACCTAACTCCCTCGAATGCATTTCGATTCAATGCGTATTGCCGAGCGACAGACGTCGAAATAGTAATCGAATAAACTGTCGATTCGTAAAACAGCGGAACGAACGTTGCCCCATCAAACGAAACGTTGAACGTTAAAGCGGTGCCCGTCATCGCGGAAGGCGTGACGATCGCGAGCGGGATTCGATTGGCAGGCAAAACGAGAGAGGCCGACGTTGTGCCACCGTTCGCAATAACCACATCCGCAGATGATAAATTCTTTGCCATTTCTTTTGGAACCTATCTCATAAAGTGGATCGGATGGCGGCGAGGAGTTGCTCTTCGGTTTGTTCGATGCCGTCCGGCTTCCAATGGGTTTTGTTTGGATCGACTCCGAAACACATGGCGAGCTTGTCTTCTCCGGTGTATTCAAGTTGATGGAATAGCTTTAACTCGGCATACTCTTTCGCTGTGATCTGTGCTAACCAAATCAACCGGCTGTTGTATCCCTGGCTTATGGCTTGGCGCCACTGCCATCGGCGCTCTTCGCTTTCAGCATCTTCACCAGTAAGTTTTTTTTAGTTTCGTCGTCCACGCCCACGAAGGCATTGAGCCCATTCGCGACGTTGAACATGCGAGCAACCAGCGTTGCTGGCTGCGTTCGGAGTGCTTTGACACACTCCCAAACGTCTGCTTCGTTCTTGTGATGGAGCGCCCTCTCGGAGTCACACCAACAGAACGAGACCGCGGCGCGTTTGAAATCTTGTACGGTGGAGTCTTCATCGTCGAGATGTTTGTCGCGGATACTTGACCAGATAGATACAAAACTATCCATCTCGGCTCCGTCGAGTTCGGCAAGGTACTGGACAGAATCGACCTCAACGTCGTTGACCACCTCGGCTAGCTCAGGGGTGGGTACGGGGGCAGCGACGAGAGGACGATTGCGTGTTTTGAGCTTAGAAAGAATAGACATTACTAGGAGTGAACTGGTCGTGCGGTGGGTTGGAATTCGATGGTACGCATGATCTCGCCTTTTTGGGTGATCTCTGCGGGGGATAGCTTCATGATGCGTCCCGTGTAGGTGATCGTCGTATAGGTCCAAGTCGACGCGGCTGGGGCTGTTCCGGTGCCAGTGTTTCGGATTCGGAGCGCGACGGTTGTCTCGCGTTCCGTCAGACTATCGTTGTAGAAGAAGTTATCGATTGTCGTTTCGTCCGTGTCTGCCGGATCCCAAAATCCGGTGATGGTGATAACGCCAACGGTCGGAGGGTCCGAATCGAAAAACTTTGTTACCTCGTCCTCCATCGTGGTGACGTCAACGGAGTCGCGCGAAGACTCGGCTGGTTTGAATGTCTTCAGCAGTCCGTATGTGCTGCCGTTGATGGAGACTTGTGTTCCGTGTCCTAGTAGCTTTCGTCGTGGCATAACTGTTTTTTCCTGGAGCGTTTATGACAGGCTGGAAGCCTATCCCACTAGTAGCAAATGTAAGCAGTGACGACGTACCCGTGGAGGAACAAGGCGTCACTGTCGGCGGATTGAAAAGTGTAGTCGTCATTGACGTCTTCGATCTCAGTCATAAAGACGGTGAAGTCTGGATATTGGCCGCCGTCGAATTCGAGGGCGTCGCGGACCGCTGTGCATAGCTCGTCGTCGAATGTCTCGGCTACGATCTCGACAACGAATCGCTCAGTTTCCACGCCTGGCTCTCCACCTAGGTTTCGATCTCTATTGCTGCCCTGGCGTGCAATGTAGATGTGTGGATAAACGGAGGATTGCGGAACGGTCTGGTAATGGATTCGGTTTGCGACTTTACCGCTTATGTCTGCATTGGCTCGCATCGCAGAGATCAGGAAGTCGGGTAAGGTTGCGTGGGTCATGTGCTGCGATGACAGGCCAGAAGCCTATCCCACTGGTGTCTTTGGTTCGGCGCAGAGGATGGTTTGTTCTTCGCCGGTTGGTGAATTCACTACGGAGTAAACCTGTAGGATTCGGTTATTGAACTTGATCCGGTCGGTGGCTAGTACGTCGCTGCGGCGTGTTTTGATTTGGACGGTTGCTTCGGCAACAAGTTGGCGGGCGCGTTCCAACTCTCTACCGGACAACTCGAGCACTTCGCAATAGATCGGTGTACCGACATTTGTCCAGACGGTTGTTTCGTGTCCGCGTGCGTCGTACTGGACGGTTCGGCGTTGGATGGTGAATCTATGTCGGAGTTTTCCGCCGCGCATGTTGTTCTCTTAGTGGTAAGCCTGGCGGCTTTGGAAAACCGGGGCTAGCGCCCACCGGCTCATGAACCCCACGCGAAGCTGTCGACGCCGGGGCGGACCATTTCGACCATCGATTCGAATCCTAGCTCGATCTCTTTTGAGTTGACGCCAATCAATGTCGCTTCGCGGTTTTCGTACCAATGCGAAATAAGCATCAATGCGGCGCGTTGTATGGTGGCTGGAACTGCGGCGAGCTCGGCCCATCCTGCGGAAAACTCGATACGTAATCCGTTCGGCGGTTGTGCTTCGGGCCAATTGATCCCGAATCTAGGACGCAGGTCGTAGCGGGACATCCCGACAGGTTGAACAATGTTCGCTAGGTCGAGGGTCGTCGTTGTTCCGGCTGTGTTGGTGTAGCTGATCGCGGTCACTTGGTGGATGGGCCAAAGTGGTATATGGATCGGCTCGTCTCTCGCTGGAAAGCTGTCTAGTGTCAATCGCCAGTTCGACCGTGCGATACAACACTCGAGGGATCGCTCGCAATAATCGGTGGCTGATGCCAGGGCGTCTACTATCCATTGGTCGTCGTACTTGTCACTGATTCGGGAATTGTGTCGAACGCGGTCAACTGTTGAAATTGAGAACGCGCCCTCGCTGAGTTTTTCGATAAGCATTGCATCCCCGTCTGAACCATCCAGATGTGTCTAAGGTGTCGTTTGTCGTCGTCGGTTAATCGCAACCAGTCGCGGGAACATTCGGAGAGGGTGCCGGAATCGGATTCACACTCTCGGTACGGGCCTGGGTTGGTGTAGCTGACGTCTCGTCGTCGCGCTCGCACCTCGTCGCTGAATTTGCGTCGAAAGCCGAGTCGGATCTCATCCCACCCGAGGTAGATCTCTCCGAACGACAGCTCTGTCGGTTCGTCTTCGAGGAGCAACACCGGGGGGTATTGTGGTTTTCGGAACAATTCTTTTCATCCTGCATGGTGTGTAGGATTGCTGTCCCTCGCTTACGCGTCGGGTTGGGATTGGTCGTCCCTCGCTTACGCGTCGGGTTGGGATTGGTCGTCCCTCGCTTACGCGTCGGGTTGGGATTGCTGTCCCTCGCTTACGCGTCGGGTTGGGATCAGGAGCGGCGGCGGCGTTTGGGTTGTTCGGGGGGTGGAACCTGCGGTTCGGGGGAACCGGGGCTAGCGCCCACCGGCTCAGGAACCATGCGTCCTTTTGTTGCTTTTTGTAGTTCTGTCGGTTCGCCTGAGAGTAGTTCTCGTGCGATGCCTGCTTCGATAAGGCGTTCGGCTTCGACTGAATCACACTCGAGGAGCGTGCCAGCATTGTGGCAGAAAGTGCTACCGGCGAGTGATTGCAGGAGGATAACTGAACGCATGATTGAAACTATGCTAAAGGTTTGAAAAGTGGGATAGTCTTCCAGCTATCGAACTTTAGAAAGGTTGACAGGCTAGAAGCCTATCCCACATAAAGGACGCCCTAGTCGACTTAAGGCGTCCTTGGGTAACAAGTGATGACAGGCTTGAAGCCTTCCCACATTAAGCTTGGGTCAATCGTTTCACTGGGCATGGGCCTGCGGCGGTCCATCGTGCGAGACGACCGTCGAAGCCCATGTAACCGAGGAACCCGGTTTCGAGGAATTCGATGAATCGCTCTTGGGCTCGGATCAATCGCATGGAACCAACGCGTCTGACTTTGTAGTAAGACAAGTCACCATAAAGCATGGTGATTTGCGTTGTCGCGATCGATGAAGCCATGTATTGGTTATAGATCAGCGGCTGACCGAGCAACGTGTCTGGAATGCCTTCGCGGATGCCTGACATCCAGAGCGGTCGGCCTGTGGTGTCGTTGAGCAATCGAAGTGCTTGGGTAACCAAGTCGTGGCACATGAAGACTCCATTGCCTCGGTACATCGGATCTACCGAGTGTTGCAATCGGATCACGTCGGAGACGGCAATCGCTGCGGCTGCGGCGGATGTAACACCAGCGGCGGCTCCGGTAACGACCCCTTGAGGTTGGGAGGAACCTGTACCCACCGTTGCGTGTTGCATGGTGATTCGTCCGAGTCTCTCGCCGAGCAGAGTCGCGACGATCTGATCCACGTCCACGATTGCATCTCTTTGAAGCTGTTGAGAAACTCGGATGAATCTGGACGAGTAGTCGTATGCTCGCAATGTCAAACGCTCGAGCACTGGGTCGGTTTGGGTGTCGGAGGAAAGGTCGTTTCCTTCCGTGACCAATACGCCCGTGACTGCCGTATCATTTCCGACTGGGAAGAGCATGTCCTCTCCCGATGCGGTCGTGATCGTGTCGGTATAAGCGAACATCGGAGACGTCGCGAGCATCGCCAGTTCGAACGTAGCAAGGAACGTTTGCGGGACCAATTCAGGACCAGCACCCGACGTGGGCTTGTTCATTTTCCGAACTTCGATATCTCGAATCGCGTTCGTGCGTCGCGCTTGGGACCGCATGTGTTTAAGCGACTCTGTGTCCATCAATGGAACGCGGAGCTCTGCGGAGTCTGGGCTAAAGCCTAGCCTCTGGCATGCGTCGCGATGTTTGTCGGTGATAAGGTGCGGGGCAGCATGTCGAACGAGGTAGCTTTGGAAAGCTAGTCGTTTGTCGTCTTCGCGTTGTGCGTATTTCTTAGCTTCGTCGCGATCGAAACCGGCGTCGCCGTAGGTTCGGGATTCACCTGGCATGGTGTCGTCGAGGCCGGGCATTTGTCGACCGTGGCGAGTGGATCGCTTTTGATCTTCGGTCACCTTGGCCATTCGTTCGTTGATGGCGTTGGCTGATTCTTCGGTGTTGATCTGGTCAACGAGCGCATCGTATTCGGTATTGACGCGATCCCAAGCGGAGCGGGTTTCATCTGGCCAAAGGTTGACGGAGGGATCTTTTTCTTGAGCCGATTGGCGTTGTTGGAACTCGGAGCCGAGCTTTTTGATTTCGTTGGCTAGCTGTGCTGCCTTTTGTCGTTTTTCTGCGATTGCTACCATTTGTTTTTGCTGATCCTGTTTTCGGGATTGGTGGTTGGACCCACTAAAGATTGACGGTGCAAGCCTCCTCGGGCTGCTAATCCTGCCCACCGTCTGCGTATGGACGCTGGCAAAGTGAGATAGTCCAACGGTGCCAGCGTATAGACGTCTGGACCGTGAGAATCACGGGCATGCTGGAATGATACGGTAGAGATGGGGCGTGTAAAACTTTGTGTGGAAGTGTTTAAGTCAACGCAGCACGCAACTTGGAAACAATTTCTTCGAGTGCTTTGATGCGACGCTCGAAATCTCCGACGACGGGCTGCGGTGTTGGTGTTGGATCTGGCACAACAGCACCTATTGTTTTTCGGAAGTAAACAGTAGTGTTTTCACCAGCGTTCGGATGCCATAGCCATTTGTGATTCGTTCCAGGTAGCCCCAAATGCGACAGTCCATAACGCTGCCAATTGCTTCCAGCGTGTGCGATCTCGACAGGTGGAACCCAATTCGATCGATTAAGAGAACACTCCCACGAGTTATCCGTTGGAAGATACACATCACCGACCCACAAGCCAGCAAGCAACCCACCCGCACCGTTTACGTTGTGCACTTCGATCTCGACAACATCACTACCAGTCCAAGCGACATGGCAAGACACTGGGACGTTCCATGCTGACCCTCGCATGACCTCCGTTCCGTTTACTCGACACACAAAGCTATCGTCACCGTAAACTAGGATCTCATTCGACTTTGGCATTTGGTTTCGTGCCTCCGGTGTGAAGTATTCTGTAAGGAACACTGGGCTGGAATAATGTGTACCGTCGTCAGCAATCGCTATGACTTCGACACGATTCGAAACAAGTGTATGATTCGATTGTGACACAACAGGAAAGTTGATTTGAAACGGAATCGTGATTGTTGCTCGCGTCTTTTCTGGGTTCTGGAAAGTGATCGTGCAATCACCTTGAGCCTTCAACCAATGGATGTCGCAAGCCTTATCTGATGCAACTTCGACAACAATGGTTCTGATTGGTTGGTATTCAGTTCGTTTCAGCCCTATAACTTCGTCAGTGATTAGTATAGTGCTGTTCGTAATACTGTCACTGATTACCTTTATGGATAACTTCGGTGGTAGCGTATCGAGAGTAATAGACTGGGCGACCTCTACGTTCGAAGGTTGCATATCAACAACCACTCGATGAGAGATTGGATTAAGGTAACCAGTCGTCTGATTGCATCGCATCAAGTACGCAACAACATCACCGACACGATTGTTCTCAATTAGGTGTTGTCGAACTTCCGGTCTAAGTGCGTTAATCAACTGCCGAGCCTTTTCGACTTCTTCTTTTTCGCTCCCAGACGATCCTTGCGTCGTGAAGACGTATGGCTGATTGATTTTGAACCAATCACTACCGTCATAATCTCGGTACTCAGGAAAGAATTGTATCAATCCTGCTTGCCATGCTTCTCGAATCGTGTACCAATTGAACGAGTTATCGGGAACTCTAGTGTTGCTTCCAGACTCTTCGGAAGGTGCGGATGCTGTCGATGAGTTTGAAAGAACAATTCCATTGCGATAGATTTCGTTCAGCGATATCCCAAAGCCTGTAAAACCTTCTCGTACTTCGATTGTGTTATCGAATCCATGGAAGTTCGCATGGAATCCGTCTCGGTTCTCGTACCACAATTGCGATTCTGTGTTTGGTAGTGTGTACTCGACGAGACTGACGCTGGCTAAGCCTTGCGGCGTTTGGTATTGCCGAACCAAGTATCTCGACGAGTCGAACTTTCTGAATTTCATTCCCAAACACCTCCAACCTTAACGAAAGGTGTCGCACTCTTCCAAGTGCCAGTTACCTTCACAAAAGCCATCGCATCTTTCCACTCACCCGCAACCTTCAGCCTGAAGCCACCCAGAGCCACATTGCCACTCTGCAAAGTTGCCGAAGCAAGTTGAACCGATAGCGAACCCGTAGCACCGTTTGCGACTGTACCAGTTGACGATACAACGCACGAGTCGAGTGCTCGGTTGACTGACGCTGTTAAGCCAGCACTGAAAGAACCAGTGGACGATAGAGTAGCATTTGCGAGTGTTCGTGTTACGCTACCTGATGCACCGTTTGTTACTGTGCCAGTTGCTGACGAAGTAACGGCTGCCAGTGTCCTGTTGACGCTACCACTTAGCCCAGCAGCAAGCGTTGCGGTTGCCGAGCAAGTAACAGCCGCTAGTGTTGACGCAACCGAACCAGTTACGGAACCAGCCGCACCACCTGTTGCTGATAGCGTTGCGTTGTCGAGTGTACGCGTTACCGTACCTGATGCACCCGCAGCGACGGTACCGCTAGACGATAGCGAAGCATTATCGAGTGTTCTAGTTACAGTTCCGCTCAAGCCAGAAGCAAGCGTTCCAGAAGCCGACAGCGTTGCGGCTCCTAGCGTAACCGATACGCTACCTGTCGCAGCCCCACCAGAAAGTGTTCCAGAACTAGTCAGAGTTGCGTCAGAAAGTGTACTTGTTACCGTACCTGTGACACCGCCAGCTACTGGCTCGACGAGCAATTCATCGACGTACCAGCCCGCAGGAATCAGTTCTGCTTCCCACCATGCTAACGGTTCTAGATGTCGATCAAACGCACCGATCCGCGCCATTTTAGTCGCCCCCGC